ATTAGCAGAAGAAGTAACCCAAGTATTGCTGCCATTATTGTCTGCACCCACCGGTATATCATCGCTCCACCGTATAGTAAAAGGTTTTGACACCGCTGATCCGCTACCGCTATCGGTAAGGTTCAATGCTATTAAATGATTTTGGAAGGGGACAATAGCCTCGCATTTTAAAGTTGCTGGCCAGTGGGTAAGGTCAGCAAACTGAGAACCACCTTGGGTAAAACTTTGCGGAGCATCTATACCGTTACACGCTATAAGAACGCCGCCCAATACACCGCCTTGCCAGTTATTAGTTGTGCTTGCAATAGTAGTATAAGCGCCAGAAGACCTAGTAACATCTGCATGCGTAGTTCCGGTAATTTTACGAAGACCCGTAGCAGTACCATAGACCCACAGTTCTGTGCTGCCCTGTAGCCAGCTTGTGGCCCAATATGGATTATTGTTAGTACCGGGATCGCCAAAAATTTGTATATGGCCCTGTATTTTACCAGCCTTGCCGTCTATAAACCTTACGTTATTTCCATAGCTAAAATAAGAAGGCGGCATGTCATAGGGAGACAAATCTGTGTTAATACTGAACCGTGGGGCTTGCCTACCGTTTATGTCAAACAATTCTTTAGCCATTAACCGCTACCTGTTGACGTTTGCTCTGACCAATCAGTTGAGTTGTACTCTTGCAGAGCGATGTAATCTGAGTCTTCTGCCAGAATGTTTCCGCCAGATTCTTGAATTAAACAAAAATTTTCTATTACCCAGTTAGTAGCCATTAAGCACCTCTACGAACTAAGCCACCGGGGTCACCTTGAACCGACATCTGCATAACAGTTCCGCTATACCTAGCCGCCTCTTCTGCTGCCGTTACGTCATCCATTGCTTTCTGGTAAATAGCCGAGAAACGCTGTGTTTGTTCCGTGTCGTTAAGATACACAGCCCCTTCCAAACATGATCCAAATAGATACAGATCAGGGAAAGAACTTAAAATGTCATTGCTAGTAACACTATTAGATAAAGGAATAAGTTTTTTATAGTAGTTAATACCCAGCGTATACGTAGCATCAGGAGTAGGATAAACTTTTATATTTTTTCCCAAATTTGTATAAGCTCTGGGATAGCCGCTAGTGTACGCTCCGTATTCCCGGCTTCCAGATTCCGGGGAAAGATAACTTAAAGCATAGCTATTTGTATCTGAAGTTTCGTACGTAATGTTACGAAGTTCAATTAGATCGGAGGGCAGGTTATAAAAAGCAGTATTTGCTGCGGTAGTAGTCTGCGCTCTAACCATGTTTACTCTAACACGAAGTTCCCTGTCTAGCCTGTTCTCGGTTAAGGCTATAAAATCAGGTATAATGCTAGTTAAATCATCCCTGTTAAGATAATTTGCTACGCTTGTTTTTATCTCTGAATACGTTGAAAGGCTCATTAGATATTGCTTTCATGTGTCCGTAAAAACCTATACTCAGGATCGTTTAAAAGTTTTTTAATCTTAGGCCAATGATCTTTGTTCATCATGTCTACGCCGTGTTCTCTCTTCCATTTTTCTACAATAATAAGAGGAATACTGGCAACCTTACGCATGCCTAATTCTTTAGTTTCAACGCCACCGTTGATGTAATCCTTGTTAAACTCTTTTTTGTTAAGCTCAATTAGCGGCCTAACATCTTGGACAGAGTGTTGAACAAGGTTGTCCCCATCTGCATCATATGTAGTTTTGCGTTTAATAGGAGAAAAATCAGTCATTTCTTTACCTTCTTTTTTCCTTTTGTTTTCTTTTTGGGAAAACCCTTTTTCATGTTTTCGTATGCTTCTGCAGTTATCGTAGAGTTTTTCTTACTACGAGAAGTGCCAGCCCTCTTTCTTTTATTTATGTTTGCGTATAAAGACATTTTTTTCCTTAAATGGGGAGAGCCATTACAGCCCTCCCCGTAGTTAAGAACTTACGCGCTTAGGTCGTAAACCGCACCAAGAGCTTTTTCGTTGTCTACCTGCAAGGTATATTCAACGACAATGGCACGCTGCTCTCCATCAGAAGTAGAGGCTACTTCACGCTGGAAGAACGGACGTAGGTAAGCAAGCTTGTAATAATCTGGATCAATAAGCCAGCAATCCCGGTCGCGCTGTAGGCGGTTAGGGACAACAGCCATTTCACCAAAGTCACTTACATAAACGTCCATGCCGCCAACAATACGCTGGTCAGTAGCGTCTATAAAGTTGGATACACCGGAGCTACCACCTACTCCAACAAAGCTAGAGAAAGTCTGCTTCTGTGCAGGAGCCATCATAAGGTATTTCGTATCCGCACCGTTGTTGTAAGCGGTAAGAATAACAGCCTTAAGAAGAGCTTCAGTAAAGGCACGTTTGTTTCCATCACTGGAATCCGTACGAGCCGCACCAGCACCTGCACCCGAACCACCAGTACCCGCACTTACGTTCGTGGCAACCCATGAAGTAAGACTTCCAAGTTTACGAACAGTGGAGTCGGCAGACATGGCAGTTTTGGCAGTGTTAGCGCCAACCATCGTTGATTCCATATCACGCTTAAGTTCTTTAGCGCGTTTGGACATCTGGTAGGCTAGCTCTTCTTTACGACCTGCTTTCGATACGGCGTCGAGCGTACCGGAAACAAGCGTAGTTTTCAAGCTGATCTGACAAATGTTGCCAAGGCGAGTAGTAGCCGAAGGTTCTGCGGCGGTAAGTGTTGAACCCTCTTCGTGGTGGTTGTTAGTAGCAGCGGCTGTAAGAGCATCCGTTTGCCACTCATGGTTTACTGCAATTGCATCTGTCCGACCACCCATCGACATAAACGGTGTATCAGTCGGAGAGATGTCATAAATTACATTTTCCAAGTCTTCACGAAGACCCTTTGCGGAAAACGTAACGTACACACCAGTTGGTTGTGCCATTTTATTTACCTCATTGTTTAAAAGTTAAGAATCTAACAAGTCCAGAAAAACATTTGCAGCATCTCGGTGATGGCCTGTTTTCGCTAATCTTTCTCGTTTAGCCTGAACACTTTTCTTAGCCTTTTGAGACTTAGTTTGGGGTGTTCCTGACTTAACAACCTTGGGAACATTTTTAGATTTCTTAGGGCTTATTGACATTTGATCTTGCATCATGGCTTTGTGTAAAACCATAACAACTCTGTGATCTGTAATGCCATCTATTTCCTGTTCCGAAAAACCAAGACCTAGGCTGTAGTTGCGTAGATCGTTTTTCAAATTAGAATCAGGATTAGCGTACTCTGGTAACTGTTGCACAAGAAGTTCAGCTTCTTTCTGAATTTTTTCTTGCAGAACTGTTGCCATTTCTGATTCGTTCTGTTGCTGAATCCGATAACGCTCGTTATTCAACTCAGAAATTTTTTCCTTGGCCTCTTGGTACTCTAGACGCTTCTCCATGTATTCCAAAGTGTCCGTGTCTTTGAGTTCCTGCCAGTTAATGTTTTCAAAACGCTGAAGTTCAGCATTCTGATTAGCTGACATATTTTCAAGCACTTGAACATACTGATTACGCTCTGCTTGAACGGCCTCTAGATTAGCCTCGTAAGCTTTTCTTTGTTCCGCTAGTGATTGCGATTTACGGGTATAGTCCGCTTGCCGCTGGTATCCGTTTCGTAGTTCATCCAGAGTAACCTCATGTTCTTCACCGTCTACTTTAATAGTATAAGTGGTATGGGTTTCTGCTTCATCTACTTCTTCTTCTACCCCTATTTCATCCTCAAGCTGGTCATTGTCTGTGGCCTCTAACTCTTCAGCCTCTTCTAATTCTTCGGTTTCTTCTTGTAGTTGCGAAACCAAGTCCTCTTCCGACTCAACCGTGCTTACAGGTTTTTCGATTGTTTGATCTGGATTGGTGTTTTCATCACTTCCAAACATGACATCGAACATGTTAAGTTGTGGCGTTTCGACTTCCCCTTGGGGATTGGTCTGTGCCTCACTCATTGTAGTATTCCTTTAGCTGTTTACAATTTTATCATTTTGGATGACTGCCTCTAGGTCTTCCTGTATGGAACGCAGGGCATTTAACTTCATCCAACACACTTCTCGTTCATCCGTGGTTTCAGATATACTCCACTCAGATACTAAGCCTTTATGTATGTTTTCCAAAACTTCCTTGAATACTTCGTTGTTCAAGATAGCTCTGGCTTCGTTAGCTTTTTCTCTAGAGTTCAAAGTTTAATACTTCATTGATTTTGATTTATCTAGGTTTTGATGAGAATTACCAGCATTCTCACCCTTGGCAAACCTGTTACCGTAAGGTTTAGGCGGCACAGTAGGCTTGTTTCCACCAGCAGGGGGAACAGCCCTGTTACCAACTTTTCCTACCACATTGCCTGAATACATTTTTGGCATTTTACTTCCCTTTCACCATTTTTTACAAGACCAATATCTTGCAGTTAATTTACTAGGAGGACTAGTGTCGCATCTGTGTCTGGCTCTAAAGCTTTTTCGTCTTGCGGGTTGATCTTTTTTAATAGACATGTTAGGATCGCCAAACCTTACCAGCTTCACCGTACTGCCTTGTTTTGCCAAGACTGCAAATTTTTTGTTTTTACCGGGGGTACGTTTAGGTTTATTATACCCGGAAAACCTTTCGCCTCTGTAGTTAATGCTCATGTTTTTATGATAAAGTTAATAGGTTGTGCTTTAAGAACCGCTGATCCTGAAGCTGCGCTAGCACTTACCGCTGTTCCTAGGGAAAATCCTGAACCAACTCCTACTGGAAAGTATGTTCTGTAATCTGGAACTCTAAAGTCAGAGCCTGACGTTCCAAAAACTGCACCCACAACCGCATACAAAGCTGAGTAAGTAGACGTAGAATAAGCACTGCCATCGCAAAGCAGCCAATCTCTAACGCCGCTAATTGTTTCGGTGGTGGGAATACTGTTAGAACTAAACATGCAAAGCGTTCCGGTCTCAAAACCTAGCTTGTTCATTTGGGCAGAACTTTGAGTTACTGCCGTGGTAGCAAGGTTTGGAAACTGAGATTTTAGCACCGACTTAATAAGCCGTAGGTGATCGTCGCCCTCAGAGATATTATCGCTAGCCGATGGGTTTGACGTATTTAACTGGCTAATGTAGCTAGCAGATTCTACCGTCATTTTCTTAGTCCTTTTCCTATTGTATCACTTTTAAACAGGTGTGTCAAGGGTGTTTATCCAATTTTTTCCCCAAGTAAGAGGACACGCTTTTGTAGTATCTTTAGGGGGTATTACTATTATATGAAAATCTCCACCGGGTTCTTTATAAAGCTGCAACAAACCTCCCCCAGAATCTATCCCCATTCCTATTAAAACTGCTTTTTCTTGTTTTAATAATGCTTCTGTTATTTCTCTATCGTAGCATGTAATAGTACCTATTTGATTTACAAAAGCAAAAGCACCAGTGCTGAAAAAAACAGAAGTTAAAAACAAAACAAGTGCTATAGATTTAGTTATCCAACTCAGGCCAATCATAGAGAACCCCCGTCTTTGTTTGATTTCCGCTCTCGTCAGTAGTACGCTTTACAAATAGTGCAGCTATAGCATCGGTGTCAGACGTATCGTCAATCGCTGCTTTCATCTCATCGCCCTTAGTACGAACTGCGTCTCGGTATTCCTGCACGTTGTCGGGAATTGCGGTGCCTTTGTCTACCTT